GCCAACTGCAATTTGTGGTGGCTGCGACCAATACTGGCGCTACTACTGTAACTATCCAGGTTAACGGAACAACAATTTTAGCTGCTACAGCTTTGATTTTAGAATCAGGTTCAGCACTTAGCTCTGGCACTCTGGTGGTTGGAAGCATCTACGGCATCATTTATAACGGCAGCAAATGGGTATTGACGGGAACTGGAGCAACGGGAACTGGCGCAGTAGCATCTGGCGCAATTTACATCAATGCTCAAAATATCAGCACTAATTACACTTTCCCAACTGGCTACAACGGTGAAAGTGTTGGACCAATCACAATAGCATCTGGAAACACAGTTACGGTTACGACTGGTTGCAGATGGGTAATTCTTTAAAGGATTTATATGGGAACTCTTGTACTTAGCGGAGCAACTAGCGGTAGCACGACTATTGCCCCTACCGATGCAGTGACGGTAACTGCGACCTTTCCAAATGCTACTGGTACTATTATGGTCAGTGGTGGTATGCCAGCGTTTAGTGCTTATCAAAGTTCTTCACAATCAATTCCAGCAAGTACTTATACAAAAGTTCAACTGCAATCAAAAGAATTTGACACTAATTCAAATTTTGATAACACAACTAATTATAGATTTACTCCAACCGTTGCTGGTTATTATCAAGTAAATGGCGCAGTAAATTGGGTAGCAAGCGTAGCTGCGGCAGAATGTTTTGTTGTTATTTATAAAAATGGTTCTTCATTTAAATTTGGCACAGATTCAAACGCAACAGGAACTTATGCTTCTATTGCAAGTGCTTTAGTTTATTGCAATGGTTCTACTGACTATATTGAATTTTATTGTTATCAAGCAACAGGTATAAGTAAAAGTTTAAATGCAACCAATACTCAAACATTTTTTCAAGCCGCAATGATTCGGAGTGCATAATGTACGAAAAAATTATAAAAATTTATCCTCAATTAACCGCTGAAGATTTTTCTCCAAGAGGAACAATTTTTCTTCAAGATGATGGTCAGGGCGCATATATTGCTAAATGGGAACACCCTACACTTGCCGAGCCTACGCAAGAACAACTAGACGGAGTTAAATAATGGCATACGGAACAGTCAATGCCGATTTAATCGGTACAAGTACAGCAAATGCAAATTTAGGTGCTAAAAACGCATCTACTTTGCAAAATAGATTAATTGATGCTGGTTTTACTATTAATCAACGTGGCTATACATCAGGAACATCATTAAGCTCTGGTTCTTATGGGCATGACAGATGGAAAGCTGGATCAGGTGGTTGCACTTACACTTTTACACAAGGCTCTACTGGAGTACCTATTGTTATTACTATTACTGCTGGTTCACTTCAGCAAGTAATTGAAGGTTGTAATATGCCTGAAGGCGGTACTTATGTATTGTCTTGGACAGGTACAGCTCAAGCAAGATTTAATGGCGGTTCATATAGCTCTAGTCCATTGGCAGTTACTGGAATTACTGCTGGGGCAAATACCACAATAGAATTTAATACAGGAACTTTAAGCTATCCTCAATTAGAGGTAGGTTCCGTTGCTACTGGATATGAATATCGTCAGTATGGTCAAGAGTTAGCTTTGTGTCAAAGATATTATCAAATAAAGGGAGCAGTAATAACATCTTCAAGTATTTATCAAAACATTCATTTTATGGTTGGAATGAGAACAGTTCCCACAATAGGAACTGTTACTTTTGATGGCGGTACGGGGGCAACATTTGCAAATGCTTCTTATGGAGTTAACACAGAACACATTTATCAATCTGCAAATCATAGTAGCACCAATCAAGCTCTTATTCCACTTTCTGCGGAGTTATAAATGTATAAATTAAGAAATTTACCATTAGGCGGTCAAGATATTATTCGTCTATCAGATAACGCATTTATCCCATTCGACCCAGACAACACAGACTACCAAGCCTTTTTGTTGTGGAAGTCCGAGGGCAACGAACCATTACCAGCCGATGAGGTGAAAGCATGAGTTTAATTATTGACGGAAGTGCAGGAGTAACCTTTCCTGCTGGCGGTAATCCACAAGCTGCACCTAGTAAAGTGTTGCAAGTGGTGCAAAGCACTTACTCAAGCCAAATATCAACAAACAGCACATCTTTAGTACCAACTGGTTGGAGTGCATCAATAACACCTTTATTTTCTACAAGCAAAATATTGGTTAGATTTGTATCAAACGCTACAGGTTCGGGTGGCGCACAAAATGACCAGTTTGTTTTGTACAGAAATGGAAGCACTACTGGCGCTAGTAATGGTTGTGTAATGACTTCTGGTTCTGGTGCTGTATGGGTTCCAATGATTATTGAATATTTAGATGCACCTGCAACCACATCATCTACTACATATAGTATTTACTATGGTGTTACATCTGGTTCTGGAACAATATTAGGAAACATTTCTGCATTTGGTCAAGCAACATCAATAACCCTTATGGAGATTGCAGCATGACCGATTACGCTAAAGTATTGACATTTAATTATCCAGGCAAAGTTTGGACACTTGAAGGTGATTCTTATGAAGGTTTAACTTGGTTAGATTCTTCTGCCAAACCTACGCAAGCTGAATTAGATTCTCAATGGCAACCTCTTTTAGATAAATTGGCTGCTGAAGAACAAGCACAGGCAAACGCTAAAGCATCTGCATTAGCCAAATTAACAGCATTAGGACTAACACAAGCTGAAATAACTGCACTATTAGGATAATCATGGGAATCAATGCCTTCACTAAAACTGGTAACACCGTAACTTTTACAGCTAATACAAGCGCACCTACACCTGTACAAGTCGTAAACAGCACTATTGGTGGTAATCAATATCGCATCATCAATAGCGGTACTACCGTAGTATTTTTAGGGTATGGCACAACGGCTTCTGATGCAACCAACGCTGCAACCACAATTACCTCAACTGGCACAGCGTTTCCCTTGCTCCCCAGCACAGATGAAATTTTAACTTTTGTACCTAATGCTTACTTTACTGGCGTTAGCACGAGTTCTGCTGTCATTTACATAACCCCTGGCGATGGAGTTTAAAACATGGTTCTTAAGGTCGCTGGCGGTGGTGGCGGTACAGCAGGTGCGGTAAATTACCTTGGCACTTGGAACGCATCTACCAACACTCCCACTCTTAGCTCTGGGGTGGGTACTAAAGGTGGCTATTATGTTGTGTCTGTTGCTGGTACTACTACTCTTGATGGTATCAGTCTGTGGTCTATTGGCGATTGGGCAGTATTTAATGGATCGGTTTGGCAAAAAATAGATGGTTCAGCTAATGAAGCGTTTAATGGTATTACCGTTACAAGCCTTACTGGGTATATGTATGCAAACAATACTAGCCCTGTTACTGCTAGTACAACTATCCCTGTTGCTGCTGTCAGTGGCGCAGTTGCGAACACAGTTAATGTTCTCGCTTCTGGTCTGCTTTCTGGTGGTGGCGCTCTTACTGGCAATGTAACAATTGGCTTGACCTCAGTACCTGTTGCCAATGTGCCAGGTGCAGTACCCAATACAACCTATGTTAACGCTGGTGGATTGTTGACGGGTGGTGGTCAATTAAACGGGAATGTCACATTAAGCCTAACTTCCGTACCTAGCGGTAATGTGTCAGGTCTTGGCACTATGGCAGTCCAAAACGCTAATGCGGTCACAATTACTGGCGGTACAATTAACTCTGTAGCGCATACCAACGGAACATTTGCCAATGCAAACATTACCTCAGTTGCTTCTACTTTCCCCAATAATTATTTGTCTAATAGTGCTGTTACCCTTGGAAATACTAGCGTATCCCTTGGTAGTACTGCTACTACTATCGGCAATCTTACTCTCTCTAATGTAACTATTACCAGCGGTACAATTCCCAATAGCGCAGTCACTGGCTTGGGAACGATGGCGTACCAAAACGCCAATTCCGTAGCAATTACGGGTGGCAATACATCTGTTACTTATGACAACGCTGTTTATCAGATAGCTACCAGCAATATTTCTGCAAATGTCAGTTCAGGTGCGTTTTCTTACGGAACACTAGGTTATTCTGACACTGGAATTGTAGCTTCCTTTGCAAACACAGCAAATAGCTATGTCCAGATGGTCATGCAAAACTTGAGCAATGGTACGGCTGCATCTACCGATATTTCATTGGTAAATGATACTAGCGCTGCTTATATTGACTTAGGTATTACTTCTAGCAACTTTACAGGCACAGGTAAATTTTAT